CTTACTACCTTCTCCGTGATAAGGCAAGTTTAATTCGCCACCATTGAGCATGTAAACCTCACGTAGGAAGTTACTCATAACTCTCGGAGCATCCCATGCCGCACCAGGGGTAACATGCTGGTGCTGTAGTTTTGCCTTGCCATGCACAACCCGACTTGACTTGAAGGTTTTCTTAACTATTGTAAGAACATCCTCCATCCATCCTTCTGGTAACTGATCTCTTACGTTGGTTTTTGAGAGTCTGTGCAATTCATACAGGCCAATGTAAACACCTTGATCAATTTCTTCCTGCATTTGGAATACCTGCTGTATAGCACCAAGTATATTGTTGAGCACCTTACCAGACTCGTCTGCTTCTATACCCTTTTGTGCATATTTGAAGTGACTAAAGAAGTACTCGTTTGGTCCACGTAAATTTACATTCTTGCGGGTGTTCTTATCCTCCAAGTCAATGCCCAATGCATCAAATTGATCCTGCATTGTTCTTGCACGTACATTCTTAATTTCCGGGCTACCGTTTTTATAACGCACTAGGGCATTACGATGCAGGTCTGCAGGCCCTAACCGCTTAACACCCGTGTCATTTAACTGTTCAAACGCAAACGATGCAAAGTTCTTATCTTCAGTTTCCACTACTGCGCAAGGAATTTCAACAAAACCCAGTATAGCGGCCGCCACAGTTCGATGTTGACCATCATATGCATCTATGGTAACTTCAACTTCGGTGGTTATTAAACGACATGCACTAACAGGACTGCAAATGCGTGGATCCCAAGCCTTCATGATCTTTCTAATATGATCATATATAACATCACGTTGGACTTCATAGTCAATCCAGATGTCTGCTATAGGCACCATCTTGCTGACTGGGAATGTGTATCGGTGATTTTGTGCCTTATGACGCCATGATGCTAACTGATCATCAGTAACATTGTAATAGGCTTTGAGTTGTTGTTCTACTTCTGTTGCGACTTCTGTGAGTTTTCTTCGTAGGCGTTGGGCCATCTTAATTCTCCTTGTTTGTAAAATTACGCACGATGCGTTGTACAGTAAGCCATTGTTGAGTACCATACACAACTAACTTACAAGTGCTATATTAGAGGAGTTTTAGTCTTTTGTCAAGTCCTGATTATCCAAGTACTGCTGTAGATTGTCAGCATGCAGTTTCAGCATCACAGTTTCATCTTTGCCTGTGAGCCAAATTGCTTGTAGATTTTCTATGTAATAACAACAGGTTATCGATCGACTCATCTGAATCAGTGTGCGATTTTTTAGTTTTGCTGGGAGTTTTACTCTGAATATAGGAAATCCTACTCCTCGGACATACTTGAAACCATCTTTGTTGAGGCGTAGTTTACTTTGATCTGTGTGGTTCCAAAACCATTTGCGTTGCCATAGGTCCAGGTTGGAGTACTTACCTCCACCCTTTTCTAAGAAGAGTTTTATATAATCTAACTGATTAAGGGAAGATTTGTTCACCTTGCTTCATGAATACCACTGTGAACTGATCTGTTTTAAACAGAACGTTTAATTTTTTACAAAGATTAATCGCATGCCCGCTGTTACTAAAACTTACCTTTTTGTATTTTGGTCCTGGGTAATGTAATAGTATGTTGTGAGTCTTTAGATTGATTGGACGGCCATCATAAAAAACTGCCCAAATTCCATCACTGCTTAGAACTTGATCGCTTTTATAATTTGTCTTGTTAACATGTTCTAACAAGACCGTCGGCTTTGGTCTGGACATCTCTATTTCCTTGAATATAGTATTTATGACTAAAAAGTGGGTATATTATCATTAAAAACCACCTCCGTCGACACTAATTGAATTAACCTGCTCAGGCACAGTTGTATCCTGTGTCTCAGCAAGATTAGCTAACAGCACATAGATATCACTATGTAACTTACGTGCTTCTTCTGCTGTTAGTGCTAATTGTTTGCTACCAGTTTGGTTCATAAGGTTCACTTTATCGTTAAACTGTTTGATTGCTAAACTGATTTTTTGCATTAACTTGATTCCTCCATGAACGAAGGGTAGTATTGATCCAACAACCAAAATCCGCCACCATATCCTAATATGCATGCGGTGCCTGCGTTCATTTCAAGTGCAACAAATGCATTGGTATCGTTGTTGGTCATTATCACTATGGTGTTGTCTGCAAAGCCATCCTTTAGATTGCCTCCTTGCCACAGCACACTAAAATCTTTATCTATGGACATTTGATTTACCACGCCTGCAGGATAGCACTGCACAGGCTTTTGAAGTTGTACTTCCACATCTTCATCTGTGATCGTTTTTGGTACTTCTTGTGCAAATATTTCAGCACCAATCGTGATTGCTCCTGTTGTTATCACACCCAAGATAAAACCTTGTATGAATTTTCTAAACATTATATCTCGCCCTTTTTGATATTATTAAGTTTTTGTATTGCTTGCTCTTGCGTCTTAAATGGTCCGTGATACTTGTAACGACTAATAACAATTGTTTTGGGACAGAAGGTTTTAATCCATTTGTTGTGTGTGTTTACCAAGTACCATCCAGCACAGTAATGACTTCGGCTTTTTGGCATTTTGGTATACAGCGCCATTTGATGCTTCACATCAAACATTTGATTATATATTCTTCCTTGCGCAGGGAATCCGTAAACTTCATTAACCTGTTCGGTTTTGGTTTTGTTTTTGTTCGGAGTAAACTGGATATCATATTTCTTACCCAAGGTTTTTACACTAGCGTATGTTTCTCTTTGATCATTGTGTACATAAACAAAGCCGCCGTTTTCCACTGCTTGTATGGTAGCAACCTGATTACCAGATTGTTCTACTACCCAATATTTGTTTTTGATTATGGTTTTTGCTACTAGGTCATTCATGCTTTCAATTCTTCCTGGATATACCTTTTAAGTTCGTGATCCCCTACATCCTCTGGTATTTCTTGTTTGTAAAACAGTCTATAACTGTCTGAACCGTACTTGCCAATACCATACAAGTCAGCGGCATCTTCACCGTCCCAGTGTTCGAACTGCTCACTCATGCGATACAATCTTTCTGCTCTTATGTTTTTCATGCCAAGTGTTTCAATTACCTGCTTGATTTCTTCTTTTGTTGCTTGTAAAAGTTGATCTGATGTTGGCCACTTAGCAAAAAACTTGGGTAGTACACGTTTAACCTGTTTACGATTTGTACAGTTTAAACATATAACACCAACCATGTGTTGCCACACGTTGTCTACTTGCTGTTGGACCATCAATTGATCAATCATGCTGGATTCTCTGCTCCTAAAAATTCTGCATACTGTTGACTGTGTTCACTTAGCTTGACTAGGTCATACTTGCCACAAAACTTCAAAAACTGCGCACCTACCATTGGTCTCTTTCTACTTACTTTTCCTTCTGCAATAGTGGTTGCAATCTGTTGTTTTACTTCGTCTGGCTGTGCTGTTAGATCAATCAGTACCTTGTTGCGTTCGTAGTCATCTATTACACGATGCTCTACGTTGTTATGATCCATCCAGCGTTGTAGCATCAAGTTATTCCAATTGAATCCTTTTGAGTTTCTGTCGGCATAGGCTTCAAGTAGTCCAACTTTGTTCTTGCTACCTTTCTTGCGTACTCCTGGATATGCACTAAACACATTGTCTGTGCTGTCACCACGCATGCATTTTTCGAACAGGATCCACTCTGGGTTGGGTATTTGCTTGGGCTCTTTGGTCTTTTTATCCATGACCAACTTGCCTCGCTTATCAAATATACCTTCCAACGTGTGCAACTCATCAGACACACCGTTGTACTGTTTTACGTTGCTTGCCAGCAGTTGATGGAAATCTGTGTCACTGCTTACAATGACATGTTCATCGTCTGGGTGTGCTTGTACCCATCCAGCAATCAAATCATCTGCTTCCAAGTTACCATGTCGCATCACAGTGCAATTTGTTTTTTCGTCCAGGAAAGTTTTTAGTGAATCAAATGCTTCCCAAAATAATGTGTCTTCTTCTGCTTGTGCTTCTGTTAGTGCTTGCCTTGCAACTGCTCTATTCTTTTTATAAGGTTCATAAAAGTCTTTGCGCCAACTACGCCCTTCTAAACAGAATACAACATGGTCTGCTTTATGGTCACGCCACGCCTTGTTTACACTAGACAGTGTAACATGTACTGCAAAACCTAGTTTATCCCAGGTATCGCTTTGGCGATGTGCGCTGTGTCGGGCACGAAAGAATGTGTTTGCTGTGTCTACAATAAGATATTTCATTTAATAATAGTAGCATATTATAACAACTTGGTCAAGTGGGGCATCAAGTATTCTGCCCATTTTCTATGCCCATCAGCTCTGTAGTGATAACTTGGCAGTGCTGTAAGCCCTTGATTCTTCAAGTAATTGTAGTATGTCATGTCTGGGTTGTATGGTTCAACAAAACAATCTTCCCAATCTTCCATGGGAATGTTCTCAAAATTACTGTAACTGTTGAAAAACAGGTGCGGTATTTCTTGTTCCTGCAGTTCTTTGTGAAACTGCCAAATCTTGTCATGCTCCTGTTGCTCACATTGTTGCCAATCTATGTTGGCAATGTAGAATTTGTATTTCTCTTTTACCAATTCTGGCCAATCTTCGCCTACGCCACCAGCATTAATCTGCCAGTAGACATCATGATGTAACCATTCTTGTCTTTCATGTGTACTCCAGCCTATAATAATAGCATCTGGTTTGCCACCTGCTATGTAATCTCTAGTAGTACGCAGTATACGATCATTACTACTAGCGGCTTCTGCATCACAGTGAAGTATGGCAAACAATTCATTTGCCATCAAGCAACCATAACTGGCTTTCTCGTTTTCGGGATGGGGTATGCGGCCGAGATTATAAAAAAAAGGATCGTCTTGGGCAAAGCAGTAATCATTGACTGCTTCGGCGCCAGCACTGTGACTGTCTCCGTTTACATACAGTATCATGATATTTCGGTTCTGCCGTCACCTAGATCTGTTTGATTATTCTGTCTAGCACGACCGTCTTGGGATTGATTTGCCTCCCACTGTTCATAGTTTTCTGCTATTACATTTTTACATACAGATTGGAACCAACGATCAACTATAATAGCATCAGTGTCTTCTTTTTTCTGTTGATACCCTGACTTAACCAATTTGGCCACAAAGTAATCGTTCCAGTCAAGTTCAAATGCACCGTTCCCTGGATCATCTGGATCAAGTTCAACAGTTAACACATTTACCCACGGTTCTTTCTTTTCTGTGGCTATTTCTTTATCAGACTTTTTAGCCTTCTTTGGTGCTTCCTTCTTTTCTGGTTTTTTCTTTTTAAATAAATCAAACATTAATGTCTCCCTGGATATTTTTCAATTTCTTGTTGCCACTGTGGTTTGAACTTGTGATCGTATTCTGGATTACTACGCACCGTGTCGGATGTTAGTTTTATTTTGTTAGCAATACTGCAAGAAGACCAATCACATCGTGGATCAAATTGCTTGTTGCAAATTACGCAAATGTTACTCATCTATTTTCCTTTAATTTCCACAGCATATACTCGCTAGTGATTACCCAGTATACTTGGCTTTGTCCTTCTGGGCCTTTGTAGTTATACAGAAACGCTGTTCCGTGATATGCTTTCTTAAAGAATATCCATTGATTACTAAGATGACATCGTTTGGGCCACCAGCAAAACTTTAACTGCCAGTTGTTAACAAGTCTAAACCCGATGTCGTGACCAAGATTTTGAAATAGATCCATAGGCAACGGTAATGGCAATCAAGTGCCCCATTCGTTCTTGAACAGGGGAACTTGTAGTCTATCACTGTAACGTAAACCGTTTTGCATAGCCAAATCAGCTACTGCTCTATTGTTTAGCCTGTATGTGCGTTCGTCTCCGCCCACTGGCATAAAGTACACAGGACCATCAAATCCTGCTAGTCTGTATTCTTTTACTGCGTCTAATGCTTCTTCTGCATCCTGCTCGTTTGCAATAACAAATTTCAAATAGGTGTAACCATAGTGGCTATACTCTGCTACAACATCAGGGCAAATAGCATCTTCCTTCTTTTCACCTGAACAACTTAGTTTAGCACTCACACTAAAAGTTAACGCACTAGAACTTCTACGACTAGTCCAATCGCTTAGGAAAAACTTAAAGTCTTCGTGCAATGGTTGTGTACCGTTTGTTTCAATAGTTATTTCCTTTAGTGCTTGCATTCTA